CAGTGCGAGACTGTCGCAACTTGCATAGACGATGATTTGTTCTGGACTTTTAGATGTTGCCGCTTTTCTTCTGACGCTTACACTTGCTTGCCCCCTCCGACTATGGTATTCTGCGCCGGAGGGCAAAGCCGCCAGACTGTCCGTCGGTATCGACAGTGAGGTCCTCGACATCGGCACCTTCACCGCCGTCCGCTTCCTTTCCGTTACCACGCTTGCGCTGTCCATGGCGAAGAGGCGGACGCTGTCCGTGATGGCCGACTTCTGTTCCAGACTTTCGGTCTGTGTTACCACGCTCTTTCGGCTGGATGCGCATGCGACGCAGCACAGGGCAATCGTCACTATACTTACAACTGTTAGCATCGTCGATAGCCTTGCGAAGCCTGGCCATCTCGCGCTTGGTCGAATTGAGGTCTTTCCGTGTCTCATCCAAATCCTGTTTTAAGGGTTCTACTATGTTCTCCATTAAGATGCGTGTGGCCTGCTCGGTGTTCGTTATCTTCACCGTATCAGCCTCCGCATGGGCTTTGTCTGCCTCGGCGTGCGCCTTCTTGACGGTGGCCTTGAGCGTGATAATGCCCACAATACTTGCGAGCAACCCTCCGCCAAGGGCAAGATTAAGGATTTCACTGAGTTCCATACGCGTTATCTTTATTGGTTAATGCCTATTGACTTGAGCCATTTCTGTACGTCGAAACTGGGGCATGCCTTGGCTGCGATTTCCCCGTGTCCGATGATTCGCACCTTGGGGAAGCGCTTGTGAAAATCCTTGACGTACTTCTCCAGCGCTGCTTTCTGCGCTGCCGTGCGTGTGTCTTTGGGAGTTTTTCCATCCTTTGCCACACCGCCGGCATAGACGATATGTCGGCTCACAGCATTGTAGCCGCGTGCTCCGTTGGTAATCTCCCATCCGTCCACGTATGCGTCCTCGTTGTTTTCCACGAGCCGCTCCACGGTGCCGTCAAGACGAATCAGATCAGTATAGCCCACCTGTCGCCATCCACGCCCACCTTTGCTTTTGGGCGAGGTGTGCCAGCGCCGAATGTCGGCACCAGTCACACTACGTCCTTCTGGGGTAGCCGTACAATGAATAACCAGGTATTTCAGTTTCGCCATTTCTCTTAGCCGTTGTCAGTTTCGTCTTCAGTAGTGTCGGTGGTGTCACTGGTCGATGATGCGGTGAACTTCGGAGAAGTACGCGCGTCAAGGACAATGAACTCCTCACCAAACGCAATGTTCGTGTCTGCCTTCATGAGCATCTTGAAGAAGTAGAGCTCACTCATTGCACTCACCTTGTCAATCTGAATGACATGCTCGTCGTCCTGCAGGTTCACAGCGGCGAACAAGTTGGTCGTCATCGCATCGGGGCTGCACAAGGTTGCCACAAGCAAATCGTCAGGCCATGCAGCTAGCGTTTCAATCTTGATGTCCTTATACATCTTGATGTTGCGAGTGGTCTCATCGCGGTTCTTGTACTCACGGGCAGTCAGTTCGTCGTCATACTTGTTGAAGTCTGCCGGCGACATGAGGATGCGCAGGTTCGGGTTCTCCATGATGGCAACAGGAATCTTCTCGCGCAATGCCTTCAGACGGTCAACCATCTTGGTGCTGCTGGAAGATGCGATTACGATGTCGCTATCCTTGGCTGCTTGTGTCAGGATGCCATTGAACAGCTCAGAATCACTGTCACCATATACGCCGTTGACATAGTGGTTGCCAAGCTCAAACTGCACTTGCTTCGACAAAGCGTCCAGCATTGCATTTTGTGCCGAAGGCGGAAGCTCAGCAAAAACAAGGTCGCCTTTAGGCTGCCAGGGTCGCCAAATCTGTTCGAAGGTGCGAGGATTGAACACGGTGAACGCCATGAAGTCCACAGGATCCAAGCTCTGCTCCGAATAGTTGAAGTCGCCCTTTGAGTCTTCAACGGTGGGGTTTTCTTTGCGCTTCTGGAGCATGGTGCCCACGCGCAGACGGGGGATTGACATCTTCTTCTCTACGCCAGGAATCACGTGGATCAATCCCTTCTCCACAATCTCGTTGCTGGTCGTCGCCACGGTAAGGAGCTGTTCGAGCACCTCACCATTGTAATTGGTGTTCTGTACTTTGATTGCCATAATGATAATTGTATTTAATGGTTCAACTTATTGCGGATTTCCTCCTGGCGTTTTGCCCACGGTCCCTTCTTGTCAGCTCCACCGGCAATGTCTTCGATGGCGCGTTTCTTGGGTTGCAGGGATGCAAGGATGGTCTTTCCATCTTCCGGATGCTCTTTCAGCATGCTTTCATAGATGCCACGGGTGGTTGCATCGATACGCCCGTCTTTTTCGGCTGCGTCAAGCAGCGCAGTACGCTCTGCTGAGGCTTGNGCCTCTGCCGCGTCCTCGAATGTTTTCACGCGCTCTCGAAGTTGCGTGTTCTCCTGCTCAAGGCCGTCAGCCTGTGTCGCACGGTTCTCCAGTTGAGCGATGCGCGCCAGCACATCGGCCTCAGTCGCACAGTCCTTGAACTGCGGACGTTGTTTCAATTCTTCTAAATTCATGTTGTTGATGTTTTGTGGCTCATGGAGCCGGTTATTGAAAATGGTGTATATCTGCTCCGGCGTGCTGTCCGCAGGGACAGGGTCGGCGTCGTAGATACCGTCGATAAATCCGAGGTTTAGTGCTTCTGATGCGGTCAACCAGTGGTCTTTTCCATCAAAGTATCGTGACTTGATGGTATCTGCATCCAATCCGAGACGCTTGGCGTACATCTCACACAAGGTGGTCTCAAGGCTTTCAATCTCACCGGCACATTGCAGCAGGTCTTCTTTCGTTCCCCAACATCCGCCGCTCACGCTGTGTATCATCAGACGAGCGTACTTACTCATCTCGACAGGCTTGCCACACAAAGCGATGGCACTGGCCATGCTTGCGGCAATACCATCTATATAAATATGGATGTCAGCCTTACTGTTGCGCAGGGCATTGAAAATGGCAATGCCCGTATATACTTCTCCGCCATTACTATTGATACGCACGTCTATATGTTCATAGGCTGCCTCGGCTGCCATTAACTCTCTGGCAATGTCGCCGCTGCTCACCGTTCCCCAGTTGTCTCCAATGTCACCATATAAGAGGATGCAACATGTGTCCTCGCCTGGTATCAAGTTGAAAAATTGCTTCATATAATCTTCTCGTTTTATGCTCTCGCGGTTATTTTTGATGCAAAAATGGGGGTATTTTTTGACCGCTGCAAATCGTGAATTTATGACAGTAACTTTATAATGCTATGATGACGTTATAAAGTTTTATGATAAAATCCGCTTTTGTTCCCACGCGAAAAAACCACCATCTTTGCATCATAAAATCAGGCGTTATGGCTAATTTGACAAATACACAAAAGAAGGAATGGGCGAAAACGCTCTACCTGAAAGAGAACCTCACACAACAGGAGATTGCTGACCGTGTGGGGGTGTCGCGCGTCAGCATTTCCAACTGGATGCGTGCAGGCAAATGGGAAGAACAAAAGGTGGGCATCACGCTCACTCGTGAGGAACAAATCGCTAACCTGTACAGACAGGTAGCGGAGATAAACAAAGCAATTCTCGAGAAGCCGGAAGGCGAACGGTTTGCGAACAGTACCGAGGCGGACATTCTTGGAAAGCTGTCGGCAGCCATCCGCAAGATGGAGACTGATGTAGGTATCGCTGACATCATCAGCGTTATCACGCAGTTTATCGAGTTCCTCCGTCCACTCGACCTTGAGAAGGCAAAGGAGGTAACGCGTCTGGCGGACGCATTCATCAAATCAAAACTCTGATTGTATGAAACTGATTGATAAAAATGCGGTTCTCAACTGGGACCGGTACAAGGAGAATATCTACCGAGAGACACCGGTGGATTCCTCGATGACACTGGCTGACATCGAGAAGCACCGCATTTATCTGGAAGCGCACCCCATCGAGTGGATTAAATACTTCTTCCCGGGATATGCCAAATATGAATTTGCCGAGTTCCAGAAACGAGCCATCAAGCGCATCATCACTCACGACGAATGGTACGAAGTGCTGTCGTGGTCGCGCGAGTTGGCGAAATCCACTATCACGATGTTCGTGGTTTCCTATCTCACACTCACTCGACGAAAGAAAAACGTCAATCCTCACCTCCAACAGTAAGGACAACGCTGTGCGGCTGCTTGCCCCTTATCGCGCCAACTTTGAGAGTAACCGGCGCATCGAAGCGTATTATGGAC